CGTGGTGATATCATCCAGGGCTTTATCAGCAAGTTTCTTGATCACTCTGTAGATAACCTCATCATACAGGTAATCAAGGAATTCCCGACCCTTCATGGCCTCAACTTCATCACTGAAGGAAACCCACTTTTTGATGGTTTCAGGCTTCAGTTCCACCAGGCCAAAAGTAAGTTCTTCTTCAGCAACCGCGCCTGAACCTTCTGCATGCACAATGGCATCATCCGCAGACAGTTCAAACGGAATTTTGATGTTGCCTTTCAGGTTGGTTTTCACAACCCGGTTCAGGATCTCATTGCGCTCCCAAGCGGTTTCAATCTTTTCCTGAAGGAACTCAGGAACAGGAAGCTTGGTGCCCGTTGCGGTTGCATTTGCGGTAAGAAGGGAACGGCATTCAGTGTCATCACCCGTCTTGACATAATGCGCATAAGCATCAATGTATTCCTTGCTGTTGCGCACCTCAACAGCGGGTGTATTCTCCACCTTTGTGCCCTTCATAGCACCAGATGCAACCATGCCACGGATAGAAACGCGCTTTGCCTCATCGGCAGCACGCTTATCAAGTTCAGCCTTTGCGGCACGCATCTCAGCTTCCAGTGCATCCAGATCGGCACCATCATTGTTCATCTCATTGAGAATTTCAGCCTTGCGGGCTTCAATCTCATCAATTGTCATCTTGGCGAAATCGTTCATAGTTTTTACCCCCATTTTTTACATTGACAGGATACGGATACGTTTTTTCTGCTCATCACGCTTGCGCAACTCCTGCACAATTTCGTCCACAACTCCTGCGCCGAATGCCCTAGCAGAAATTGATGTAGCATCATTAGCGGGAATGCTAACGGCACTAACATCATACAATTTGGAAACCTTTGTTATTGTGCGGGTGACAACCGTTTTGTTGTGTTCGTGATCTTCCACAACTTCACGCTTGTCTTCCGCAACCTTGAAACCGAACGACATTTTATTGGTATACCCGCCCTTGATCTCCTCAAAAAGCTGTCTGCCAATTTCTGTGCCGCCCAGATTTGCAAGCACCTTCAGCCCTATGTCATCAGTTGATAGCGTGAGCGTGCCATTGCTGGTTCTGGCAAACACTCTGCCCTCATGGTTGTACTGCATGATTACATCAGCCTGATCACAATCGGCAAATGCATTTTTGTCAATCTGCTCCCACACTTCATAATCCTGCCATGAGTAGAGCAGATACTTATGGTCGAACGTTGTTGCATATCCCTCAACAACCTTCCGGCTGTTATCATCAGGATCTGCATCACGCGCTTCAATCTGAGATACATCAATATCTCTGTATGTGCGCCCTTCGTTCAGCTTATCCTCAATTGTTTTCGGCAGACTCATTGCCATCACCCCCGGAATTAATCTCATTAGCATTCTTGTACTCACCGCGAATCGTGCGCACATCACCGCCCTCAACGGGTGCCAGGTTAAACACCTCACGCGCCTCATTGATGCTGAATATGCCTCTGTCCGTCAACTGGGCAGTAACGTTCAATTTGTCGTTGTTGCTCATGTACTGCAAGCGGTTTGACGTTGCTGTGATGCGGTTGCCCTCTGTCTGTTCCCTGAAGGTGAACAGCATCTTGGTGAGCACATCAGAAAACTGAATTGCGAAGGATTCTATACACCCTTCATAGAACGCACTCCATGCATCACCAAAGGCCTTATTCATGAGGACATCCTCATTCACGCCGAAATAGAAAAAGACATTTTCCTGAATCAGCTTCCGCTCTTCTGGATCCACTTCATACGGCTTGTAATCAATTTGCCTGATATCGGAATATGTATTGGGGAACAGTAGCACGCCGCCGCCCTCAACATCTGCGGCAAAATTTTCCCGGCTGAATCTCTGGCGTTCGTTGACAGCATCTTTCGTAGTGGCAAAGTTGCTGATTTTTGCCATGAATTTGTAGCTGGTGGAATTTTTAACGCTTTCCTCAACGCCCTTGTTCTGGATCTTAATCAGATCCATTGTAGGCAGCAGTGCATCATTATTTTCACCAAACAGATCATGGCGGTACTGGAACCGGGTCATGATTCCGCAGTATTCAAGTTCAATTGCGGCTTTTTGCCCGTTTGAAAATTCGTAACGCAGATACGGGGTTTTCTGTTCGCCATACTCCACAATTTCACAGCGGCTTGGCAAAACTGCATAAATCCCTGAAATTGCGCCGTACTGATCCAAAATTGGAACAATAAATGCCGTGTTGTGCACATACAGAATGGTTGCAAGCCTATACAAAAACTGCCCCCAGGTCTGCAATTCGTTTGGCGCATGTTTCAGTTTATTGTGCAATGCGGGTTTTGCAGATCCGCTTGCCGTAACCATCAGCTTACTGCAATGAGTTGCTATGGCATTAATGGATGCACGCACCAGTTCTGATTCGTAAATAGATCCACCAAATGATGTGTATGCGGGTGTGTACCCGTTGAGCAATCTGAATGCGCCCTGATAGCCCCCGCGAGGTTTGCGCAGATATTTAAATAGTTTGTCAAAGAGTCCCATTATCATCACCTCGCAGATTCATCAGTTGCACTCCGATCTCATCAAATTTCGTTTGGCGCATAGTCATCGCATCCAGTATACACGCCGCCCCATCTATGTGCTGAGATTTTCCCGGTTTAACCAATTTTTTCCTGTTTGATGCGGTTTCCAGTTGCAAAGATGCATTCAGCAGATGCACCGCAAGAAGATCATTGTTGCCAATGTGGATCTTTCTATCTGCAATAACACCCTCGGTTTCATTGATGATTCCCGTGAGGTTTGTGCCCTGAAAAACCGAATCACAGTGAAAACCGTACCCCATCATTGTTTTTACAAAAGGCAATGCGCAGTATCTGTCATATCCCACCCAGAGTGGATAAATGTGATACTGTTTCACAAGCGAAACATACCAGTTGAACACATCCACAGAATCAATCTGATTTTCCCCAGACAAAGACAGGAACCCCTTCTGAATGTAAAGATCATATGGCAACTTATCCCGCTCTATGCAATCAGCCAGTTTTGCACCGGGAATCCAGAAATGAGCAAAGCAGTACAATTCACTGTCTCGCTCTACCAAAATGCACGCCGCCGTAAGGTCAACGCATTGTGATATATCTACGCCACCCACGCAGTATGTTTCCGCAAAATCCTCAAGGCGTAATTCATCCCCCATGCAATCACGCACCGCACGCTGAGATAGCCAAGCCTGACGGCTGTTCTGTGGAATGTTGCATACCTTGGTTTTAAATTCGATCAGCTTTGAAAGAGAAATCTTTGCCGTTGCAATCTGTGAGCGCAGTGAGCGTGGCTGAATGGAAACACCCAAATTCGGATTGCTTTTTTTAAGTTCTTCCATGTCATCCCATTTGCTCTCATCATCAATGATATATAGCACTGGCAGAAAATGTTCTTCCGTACTGCCGCCTTTTAACAGGCGCGTGGCGCGGTTCATTAATTCGTCATATATGCCGCCCGTCTCGTATCCAGCAGTTGTGATGCCCATCATCAGCGGATTCTCACGCGCACCATATGCAGACATATAAACCTCATACTGCTTCAAGCCACGTTCCCCAGGCCATGCGGCAATCTCATCTGCAACAACCATGCTTGGGTTAAAACCATCGGATGTTTTTGAGTTAAATGCCACAGGCGCAGCCGTGCTGTTGGTTTGTTTGCAGTAGATATCCATCCTGCGTTTTTTGCTGATCCTGATGAGTTCTGGTTCTTTCTCAATGGAACGATGGAAAGCATTGAAACACAAGTTGGCCTGTGCCAATTTTGGCGCGGCAAAATAGATCTGTGCACCGTATTCACCGTCTGCATAATACATGTATGAGCAGATTGCAGAGGCTAAAAGGGTTTTACCGTTTTTGCGTGCAATCACAAGGAAAACCTCTGTGAATTGTCTGTATCCGTCCTGATCATACAGGCCAAAAATGCACGCAATGAGTGCCTTTTGCCACAACTCAAGCACGATTAATCCGGGTGCAAGCTTTCCTTCGTGGTGATGGCAAAATGTCTGTATGTAAGAAATGGCGAGTTCCGCACGCCTCGCCTTGTAAATGTATTTCCCAGACTTAATGCCGTCTGTGATCATTCCGTAAATCGTGCGGATAAACTCACCAACAACAACCCGTTTGGATGTTATGCAATTGTTGTATTCCTCAATATAGTTCACGGGTCATCATCCTTGAATGCAGAAATGAAATCGTTCAGTTTGCTATCCTGCGGTTCATCACTGCCCAACTTTTTGATGATAGATACCAGCGTTGCCGCTGTGCCGTTCGCACTGGCAATTGTTGAGTTGTAAAGCCTGATCAATTTCATATCAATGCCATCAACATCATTCCAGCCATCAACAGCCTTTTGGAGATTGTCAACCAAACGGATCTGCCCCTGATAGCGTGCAAAAGTGGTTTTGAAAAAGTAGTTTGATTCAACCCCGCGCTCTTTTGCTTTTTCAAGGATCTGTTCAGCATCAGATCCCAACGCCGTGTTCCGTTTTGCCATTCTGCTTCACCTATCTTTCGGTATGTTTTTTGATTTCTGCGAAGGTCAGACAAGGTCAGATTTTCCCAGTTTTCCTCGCGGGATCTTTCGAAGG